CAACTCTACGATAAAATAGTATACTACGTTAAGAATCCAAATTATTCTACAGGTAGTGGAGAGATTTGGATACAAGCATTTCATAACAAACAAACTGTGGGAGGATATTATTGTGAATCTAAGTAGGAACTTTACGCTTCAAGAATTAATTAAATCAGATACCGCTGTTCGTAAGGGCATAGATAATAACCCTAACTCAGATCAGATAGAAAAGTTAAAATTAATTTGTGATAATATTTTACAACCCGTCAGAGATCATTTTGGTCCTGTAGTGGTGACTAGTTGTTATAGATCACCTGAATTGTCAGTTGCTATAGGTAGCTCAATTAATAGTCAGCACTGCGATGCCGAAGCCGTAGATTTTGAATGTCCTACTGTGGACAATGCAGAACTTTGTGATTGGGTATATAAAAATCTTGACTTTGACCAGATGATTCTCGAGCACTACAAAAAAGGTGAACCCTCATCTGGATGGTGCCATTGTTCTTATATAGAAGACAAGCCTAGAAAACAATTTTTATGGGCTTATAGAGAAGAAGGTAAAACAAAATATAAACCTATTATAGGCAAAGCCGTAGATCTCTAATTTCAAATTTTGGGCGCGCCTACGCGTATATCCTACTAAATCCATGACTTTAATTCTTCTCCTAAGACTTCAGAAGCTATATTTATCTTCTTTCTTAAAGCATCTACAATTTTATCATCGATTGTATCTTCAGCAATTATATCGACATAAGTCACTGGTTTTTTCTGTCCTATTCTGTGTGCTCTATCTTCTGATTGTAATCTCTTTTCTAAATCATACCCATTAGAATAATAAATCACGGTATTGGCGGCAGTTAACGTGATACCATATCCGCCGGTATGAGGTGTACCAACCAAGAACCTACAATTATCATCGTTTTGAAATTTTATAATGTGGCCTTGTCTTTTATCTTGAGGCGTGAGCCCATAATAATCAACAATGGATCCCGGACCATGGACCTTTTCAACTTCTTTAATTATATTAGTTATGTCGTATTGATAGTTAGCCCAGATAATTGCTTTACCTTCTATCTCATCAAGAACATTCATTAACTCATTCATTCTATTACTAGCAATACCTTGAGTCGTTCCATCATCAGCTGTGAAGTGTCCACAAGTAATCTGGTGTAATCTCATTAATTGAGTTAACACAGTTACAGTAGATGTAACTTTTCCGTTCATATGTGCGAAGGCTTGTTTTTTCATTGTCTCATACAATTGTTTTTGAGCAGGAGTCAATGTGATATGCCTTTTAGTCCAAGTCTTTGGAGGTAAGTCCAGACAATCTTCTTTTAAAACTCTGTAAGAAAATTCTTTTAGTGTTTCAGATAGCTCACCTAAGTTTTGAAATTTATTTACTATTTGTATAGATCTACCACTAACATTAATTGTTTTCATTTCTGCGTATCTATTTCTAAATGCATAAAAAGAAGTGAAGTCTAATAGCCAAGGGCTTAAAAAATTACATTGAGAAAATAAATCTAATGGATTTTTAGTCACTGGAGAACCGGTCATAATTCTTCTGTATTTAGCTTTTTCTCCTAAATAAGTTATATTCTTAGTTCTTTTAGCACTGGGATTTTTAATAGTTGTACACTCATCTATAGCCATCAAAGCTTTGTGAGAATTTAAAAATTTAAATGCAAAGTCTTTTCCTTTTTCTGTACTAAAAGATTCAACATTCATAATTAAAATATGTAATGTTTCTTCAGTTGCAAATAAAGAATCTAATTTATCTTGTTGTGATTTAGTAATATTTGCTTGCCACAAAATAGTTAATTTTTCAATGTGGTCAGGTAAGTGTGTAGGTATTTCTTGTTCATACCAAGTTTTAATTACACCTTTAGGTGCAACAATTAAAGCACCATCTATTTTGCCTTTGTCATAAAGCATAGCCATGTTGTCAATTAAAACTTTTGTTTTACCAGTTCCCATTTCCATAAAATATGCAAATGTTTCTTTGTTCCATGACTTTTCTAATGCAGTCATTTGATGTGCAAAAGGTTTTGTTTTAAACTTGTAATCCATAATAACTTTCTGTTAAATTTATTTTTTCTTTCTATTGACAAGATAACATTTATGACTATATTGTCAAGCATGAAAGAAAATATAGTATACGTAATACAAGAAGTACCAGGAACAAAAGATGGGAGACCTAAAATAAATATTATGGGTGCATCTAACTACGGTAATTTAAAATTTTTATTACCAGAGTTATCACAGATAATTTTTTCACCAGGACCATTAATTTATAAATTAAGAAAATCTTTAAAGAATTTTAGTAAAGATGATTATTTATTATTAACTGGAGATCCTGCAATTATTGGTGTAGCGTGTTCTATAGTTTCTGACATGACTAACGGTAACTACAAGTTGTTAAAATGGGATAAGCAAGAAAGCAAATATTATCCTATAGAAATCAATCTATACGAGAAAGGAGAAATTGATGACAATTAATTTTGAAGAAGACAAACAAACGATGTTAGGTAAAACTGATAATATTCAGTCCCTGGCAGATCAAGTTGAAAAACTAGATCAATTACAAAAAGAAATAGAACAATCTGAAGAAATCCTAAAAGATAAAAAAAAGAATTTTGAGTATTTATCTAGCGAGGTAATCCCTACACTAATGGCTGAGATGGGTCTATCCCACCTTAAACTTGTAGATGGATCTTCGGTAGATGTTAAGCCGAATTATAGTGCTTCAATTACACAAGCAAATAAAGAATCGGCTTTTAACTGGCTTCGTAACAATGGACTAGGAGATATTATTAAGAACGAGATCTCAGTATCTTTTGGTCGTAACGAGGATAACAAGGCAGCATCATATGCTGATCTTGCGAAGGGTCAAGGGTTCCAACCGACACAAAAGTTGAAGGTAGAACCCATGACTCTGAAAGCGTTAGTCCGTGAGCGTATAGAGGCAGGTAAAGAAATGCCAACGGAACTTTTCAACGTATTTGTTGGAAATAAAACAACAATCAAAAGGAAACAATAACCATGAACAATGTAGTAAAAAAAGAAGAAGCAGGCGCATTAGCAGTCAACATGTTTGAAGCTGATGCAAATCAAGGCGCAGAAAATATGTCTCAAGATGATATGGCATTACCATTTCTAAAAGTGTTAGGACAACTATCACCAGAAGTAAATAAGGTACATGCAAAATACATCGAAGGTGCTGAACCAGGAATGATATTAAATACAGTTAGCGGTAAATGTTATGACGGTGCTAAAGGTGTTGATGTACTTCCAGTTCATTACAAGAGACAATTAGTTGAATGGCAAGATAGGGGCAATAGTACGGGTGCTCCAGTTGCAATTCATGGTGCTGAAAGTGATATCATGAGTAAAACTACTCGTGACAAATCATACAAAGATAGATTACCTAATGGTAATTATATTGAAAACACAGCTAATCATTTTGTAATTTTGTTAGGAGATAGTCCAACAACTGCATTGATTTCTATGAAAGCTACTCAATTAAAAATTAGTAGAAAATGGAACTCAATGATGATGGGTATCAAACTACAAGGTAAGAATGGTTTATTTACACCGCCAACATTCAGCCACATTTACAAACTAAAGACTGTTCAAATGTCAAATGACAAAGGAACATGGTTTGGATGGGATGTATCACAAGTTGGTCCTATACAGGATAAAGGCGTGTACGAGATAGCTAAAAATTTCGCTGACAGAGTTGGTACAGGAGAAGTTGAAGCTAAACCGGAAAATCAAGAAGAACCTAAAAAAACTATAAATTTATAAGTTCCTAGGAAGTGGGCGATGAAGGGAGACTGGACTCGCCCATAAAAAATTTATGATGGTAGAAAATTTACATAATAGTGGTCCGACCACTTATGAGCATTGGCTAGATTTAGGCAGGGTTATTATACCGTGTATAAAAGGTTTACCAATTGTCAAAGGTTGGAATAAACCTGATTTTAAAATTACGAAAGAAGAATGGAAAGAGAAATATTTACACTGCGAGATAGCATTAAGATTAGATGAAGACATTGATTGTGACATTGACAATGAACTTGCAAAAAGATTTATAGAAAAATATGTTTCAATACACGACAGTGTATCTGGTAGAAGTAGTAATCCATACAGTCATTACTGGTGGAAAGGTAAATTAAAATTTAAACAGTTCTCATTACCTAAAGAATTTGAAAAGAATAGTAACTGTCAAAACTTACCACACGGTCTAATGTTGTGTGAGATAAGACATGGAGAAACTAGGTATACAATTGTTCCTGGATCTCAACACAGTAAAGCAAATGAGATAGTAAGATGGGAAAGGTTTGGAGGGTTTAATGAATACCCTGGAGATTTAAATTCGGATTTAAGAAAAGTTGCATTGTCTACTGCACTTTGTATTTTATATGCACCACAAGGACAAAGAGATAGTTATTGTACAGCTATTGCCGGAGTCTTATTAAAACATACTAAATGGAGTGCTCACGAAATAGATGAATTTATTTATAACCTTGCGATAGCTTCTAATGATAATGAATCAGAGTCTAGAAGATCTAAAGGTACAACAGGTAAAGATGCACAAAAGAATTTAGGTTTACCTAAGTTGGCAGAAATTATTGGTTGCTCTACAAAAGCTATTGCAGAATTATTTAGTTGGGTTGCAACAGAAGATAGTAATTTATCTAATGGAACGGGTAAAGAAGTTGCGGAAGAGTCTATTGGAGAGATTACAGAATATGGCCAAGACAGGTACATTGTTAAAATAAATGCAGTTGTTCAAGGGGTTCCAACGCCTAAAGAAATAATATTAGACGGCCCTACTCTTAGAAACAAAAAGTTATTTTATGATGCTGTAATAAGTATGGCATCAGTTTGGATTCCAGAAATGAAACCTTCAGACTTTGAAGTTATCATGAGACAGAAATATGAGTCTAGAAAAAAATCAGAAGATTATGTAGATGAAGCAGACGGTCAATTAGTATTTAAAAAATATTTTATAAATTATATTAAACAAACTAAAGCGTACACTGATAAGAAAGAATTATTTCACTACGGGTTACCTTACTTTAGTAAAAATAAAAACTCATTAGAATTTAATTTAGATAGATTTGAAGATTTTTTACACAGTCAAAAGATAAGTTTTGAAAGAGTTGATTTAGTTTTAAAATTACAAAGAATATTAAAAGCAAAAAAGAATAGGGGTAAATACAAAGAGAAATCATTGGTATCATGGAGAATAGATAATCCAGGAATAGATAATGAAGATATTATTTTAGAAGGAGAGTTTACAGAGACAACAGGGGAGATAGATTTTGAAGCCTAGATTTATTGCAGGTCCTCCAGGTACAGGTAAAACCCATGATTTTATTCTAGGGTTGTACAAACAATTATTAAAAGAAGATTATCAACCAGAGAAGATAGTAATCTTATCACACACAAACGTAGCAGCTAATCAAATTAAAGAAGCTGTTCTTAAACTTCCAGAGATGCAAGGTAGAGGATTTACATTAAAGTCTATGAAGAAAACAATATCTACAATTCATAGTTATTGTAAAGGTAGATTATTACCCAAAGAGAAATTTGATTTAGATGATCACAAGAATTTAATTATACAAGAGAAGTATTTTAAATTAGATCCTCAAACAGATATAGAAAGAAAACATAAGTTCTATAGATATATTTCTGATGCAAGAGGACATGGTAAAACTTTAGAAGAGTATTGGAAAATATGTAATAAAGATTCTTATAAACCTTACACAATTGAATTAATTAAAACTTTGTATCAAATTTATACAGATTACAAAAAACACAAAGATAATAACAAATGTGACTACGCTGACATGGTAGAAGATTTTTTACATCCTGATGTAAAAGATCCAGAGATTGACGCATTGGTTATTGATGAGTGCCAGGACAGTAATGTACCTCAGACCAAAGCTATTGAGAAGATGTCAAAAAATGTAAAAGAAAGTCATTATTATTTAGTAGGAGATGCAGATCAAACTTTATTTGAGTACTCTGGCTCTGATGCAGACAAATATCACAAATTAGCAGCTAATCCTTATGATGAGCTTAAAGAAGGTAAAAGATGTAGTGAAGCTATTAATAAACACTGTAGGAAGGCCATAGAGCCTATTTGGGACCACTACGGGTCTCATAGGGTGTGGACATCAGCTAAGTACTCAGAGAGGCATAATAAGGGTTCTGTGGGAGAAATTATTAAAGGTAATGGATATTATTTACCAAATTTAGAACAATCGGGTCATTTAGATATTTTGTTAGATAAAATTAAAAATACAACTGAAACTTTTCTATTTACTTACAGAGGAACACCTAGCGACATACGTTGTAGAAATTTTTTTATTAAACACGGATTAGAATTTAGTCATGTGGATAACACTTCTTACGTATCTAAGAAAGAATTAAGAGCGCACAAAGTTTGGCCTGATTTTATAAAAGGTGAGGCTGTAAGTTTAACTCAAGTCAAAGATTTTTGGGATTACATGGGTAGCAAAGTAATTGTTAGAGGCAAAGCTAATAAAGAAATTTTTGATGGTTGGATCAAACAAGATTACACAGTGGACCAGTTAATTGACAAAGGCTTATTAAAACAAGAAACTAAACAATACACCGATTTTGATTTAGTTAGAATCCCTTCTAAAGTTACACAAGAAAAATTAATTTATATTAAAAAAGTTTTAAGCAAAGGATTTAAATTTGATGACAAGGTTCAAGTCTTTTATGGCAACATACACACAGTTAAGGGACTGACCTTTGATAATGTTATTGTTGATGAGACCATTACAAAAAAAGATTTTTACTTTACTTCACTAAGATTAAAATACACTGCTTACAGCAGAGGTATTTTTGATTACTGGACTTTAGCAAAGAGCCCAGGAAAATACACAACAACACTAGGAGTTAGACATGAGTGCTTATAAAAAACAAGTTTCAGGTACGCATTATATGTACATGGAAATACAGCCGGCAGAGTTTATAAATAAAAATAAATTACTTTTTGCAGAAGGTAATGCAATTAAATATATCTGTAGACATCAATCAAAGGGTAAGTTAGAAGATATTGATAAAGCAATACATTACTTAGAAATGATTAAAGAAAGGGATTACAAATAATGTGTACAGTTCCACAACTAAAAGATCTAGACTTAACTGATATAGATATTGTTGCAATTGACTTAGAGACTTATGATCCTAATTTAAAAACTAAAGGTTTAGGTGCAATAAGAAAAGATGGTTTTGTTACAGGAATTGCAATCGCTACAAGCAAACAAACGTTATATTTTCCAATAGCTCACGCCATGACAGAGAACTTAGATCCGGCTGAGACATGGGATTACTTAAACAAACACCTCTTTCAAAACAAAAACATACGTAAGGTATTTCATAATGCAATGTACGACGTATGTTGGATTAGATCTTCTACAGGAGATATGCTTAAGGGTGAATTATTAGATACTATGATTGCAGCATCTGTACTTGATGAAACAAGAATGAGATATTCTTTAGATGCAATTAGTAAAATTTATTTAAATGAAACTAAATATAAATATGATTTAGCGGATCAAGTCTTAGCTTGGTCAAAAGGAACTATTAAAGATCCAATGTCTAACATGCATAAATTACCTTATGAATTAGTAAAAGGTTATGCAGAACAAGATGTTAATTTAACTTTAAAACTTTGGACTTTATTTGAAACAAAATTGGACGAAATATTATATGTTAAAATTAATGAAAAGGGAATCAAAGAACCAAAAACATGTAGAAAAATATTTGAATTAGAAACTAAACTATTTCCTTGTTTAGTTGACATGAAATTTAAAGGCGTTAAGATAGATGTCGAAAAAGCTAAAGCATTTGGTCAACGTTTAGAAAAAACTAAAAATAATATTATAAATTATATAGCAAGAAAAACTAACATTAGAATAGAAATGTGGGCAGCTTCTTCTATTAAAGCTTTGTTAGATCATCAAAATATTGAAGACTATAAAGTAACTAAAACGGGTCTACCCCAACTTCCTAAAGATTATTTATCTACTCATAAAAATAAATATTTAAGACTTATAGCTAAAGCAAGAAACTTTGATAAAACTAAAAATACTTTTATTGAAGGACTATTGGGTTTTGTACACGAG